CCCGGAGGCGTGCCGAGGGCGGGGAATTTTTCGCCGTTATCAATAAACGTAATTCCCGCCGTTTCCGTCGTTTAATCCCGGACGTAATAAATAGTTTGAACCGGGGGACATTCCCGCAAAAGTACCTTAATGCCTACAATACCGACGGCGTTAATGTAACGGTTCAACAAAACAACGCACCGGATTTGCGGGATTTGAAAGACGATGTAAGGGAGATAAAGGAACAAAACCGCCGCCGTCGTTACGTCGATGGCAACGGCAATGTTATTGAGGTTTACAAGAATTTGACACGTAAAATTAAAAATTGATATGAACCCGATTTATAGACATTCATTTGTAAATGCGTTTTTGGCAAACGGGGCGATAAGTAGCACGACCGGAAACATTAACGGGAATAATACAAATTACTATTATACCCGTACTTTTGTCCCGGTTAGTAACGTGTACCCCCGCAAATTGTTTCAGAATTACACGCCGCAAGCCGGGGGCGCATTTTACGACAGCAATAAAAAGATTATCGGCGGTTGGGGGAGCGACCCGACCGCCACAAATACGGAATTTGACATACCGAGCAACGCCGCATATATCCGGTTTAATGTGCATAAATTACAATACGCAAACGGGACGGCATGGTTGAGATTGGGAACGTTGGACGCCCCGAACGTCTTACAAGGTCAAACCGTGCATCCGATTTATAAGGACGATTTGGCAAAGGAGTACGAATTAGAAACCAACCAACGGTTTTATCGTGCCAAATTATCCGGCAAAATTACCTTTGTCCGGGATGATTACGACTATATAAACCGTCAATCGTTCGACAATGAATTTTTGTATTGCATTGAAAAGAGCGACGACGGCGGGCGTACATGGTTCCAATACTTTCAAGGCAAGTTTATGAAAACCGATTGCACGTTTACCGATTACGATAAAAAGGTTGTTGTACAACCGGACGCAATCGACGATTATAACGACGTGTTGGCGGGGTTGGAAAAGGAGTATAATTTAATAACGTTAGCCCCGACAATTCAACGGATAACGATAAACAAGCGTCCATTAATTCAAATATATGTGCCGGGGGATAGCGTTGTTTCTTGTTTTTTGGGCGGTACGAATTGGGAACAAGACGCAAACGCCACGACCGACCAAAACGCATTAGTACAAACCTATCATTTTGCTTTGTGCAATATATTGAAAGAAATACAAATTACGTCCAACGGTTCCCCGGCGGTAATATCCGGGCTTTATACCGGACGAATGGCGACGGGTGCAAGTGCGGACGTATTCGAGGGGAAATTATACCCGGAATTGAATGTTAATTATTATATCTATATTTCACAACAACGAATAAACGGGGGGTTGCCGTTTGGTATTGCTGTAGTTGAAATACGGAAACAATCCGACGATACGGTAATGTTTCGTTATCAAAAGGTAACGCAGAAACCGTTTGATACGTTGGAATTTGATTTAACCGCCGTTGAGGGTTCCGGGGCAACCGGAACAATGCACGCCGATATGAAAAGTTATAATATATATGCCCGGTATTTGTGCGACGTGGAGAAAATCGACGACCTTAATACATATCCATTGCCCGCCGATGATATAGTTGATAATAACCGTAATTATAGGCGTGCGATTGGTTACGCAATCGACGTGGCGTTTATTTCAAACAACTTTTCAGACACCCCGACCGAGTGGGGATTAGCGGACAACGGAAAGTATTTTGCGCCGCCCTATTCCATTTTCGGACAAACGTTTTATCCAATCGCCCGGTCAACGTGGCGTTATGCGTCGTTATGGTTTGGATTTTATTTGATGGATTGGATATTAGAGGAAAAAGCCCGAAAAGCATATACTTTGCGGGATGCGTTCCCGGTTGCGTCTTGTATATCTGTTTTGCTCAATCAGATTGCGCCCGGTATTACCCACGCAGCCACGGCGGAATACAGCCAATTTTTATACAGCGGAAACAACCCAATATCCGGGTTGAATTTCCGTTTGCTTGTATCACAGAAAACCAATATTATAAACGGGGAATATCAGCAACCCGCACAAAAAGCCCCGACGACCTTACAACAATTTACCAATATGTTACGGGATTGTTTCAAATGTTATTGGTTTATTGAGGACGGCAAATTTAAAATTGAACATATCCAATATTTCCGCAATGGCGGTTCCTATTCCGGCGGGGTTGTGTTAAGCCACGATTTAACAAAGGAATTGAATTTGCGCAACGGGAAACCGTGGGCGTTCAATACGTCGGAATATTCGTTTGATAAGGTTGATTTGCCGGAACGTTACCAATTTAAGTGGATGGACGACGTTACGGCGGCATTTGAGGGTTTGCCGATACAGGTAATTAGCAAGTATGTAACGCCCGGAAAGGTTGAGGACGTAAACGTATCTAATTTCACGTCAGATATTGATTTGATGCTATTAAATCCCGGCAACATAAGTTCCGACGGGTTCGCCTTGTTTGCCGCCGTTCCGCCAACGTCCGGGTCGCAATGGATATTACCGTTTACACGTCAAACCGTCAACGGGGTTGAATACTTTTTGCAAAACGGATATTTGGCGTTTATTAATCTGCAAATGCCTTATTGGATGTATGATTTACCCGCCCGTCGTGTATCAATAAACGGTTCCGAGGTTTACGCATACGGTATTGAGAGAAAGAAGAAACAAACGTTTAGTTTTCCGGCAAATGACGACCCAAACCCGATGCAACTAATAAAAACGTATATCGGTAACGGTCAAGTTGATAAATTAAGCGTAAATTTGTGTAGTCGAAACATTAAAGCAACGTTGAAATATGATACAGAATAACAATATAAGCGTATTGCCGTGGTACACGTCAATAGAGCAGCAAAACCACCGTAAAAGTTACGCATACGGGCAAATATACCCATTGTTCGCACCGGCTGATAGATTATTGCCGTTTCAGATAATAAGAAATACCCGTTCAAATTCTGTTACGTCTGTTATTCTATATGATAAAACCGGAAAACAAATTGCAAATATAACAACATACATGAGGGAAACCGGATTGCAAGTTGTCCGGTTTCAGTCGTTGGGATATGATGTAATATTATACCCGGCAATATTACCCATGCCGTTAAATCAGTTTGACGGTATTTATTATTTGCGTATATCCGATGGCGTTCAAACGTGGTATTCTGAAATGTTTACGGTAGTGCAGGACGTTTCCGGTTATCTTAAAATCGAATGGTGGGACGTTGAAAATTTAGTTTTTGACGCCGGACAAATAGTATATAAAAATCCGGATTTCAAAAATACATTGTACCTTTGTACAGAGTTGGGAAAACCGGACTATGAATTTGAGGAAGATGGGGAAGAACGGGACGGGTATTTTTTCCCGGAAAAACAAATATCAGTTAAAACGTTTAAATGTACCATATTGGCACCGGAGTTCCTTTGCGACGTTATGCGTTTTATCCGTATGGCTGATTATATTCATATAACGGATAAATACGGCAGGGAGTACGATTGCGACACGTTTCTAATTACCCCGAAATGGCAAACGCAAGGGGATTTGGCGAGCGTTGAAATTGAGTTCAAAACAAATACCGTCGTGAAGAAAATAGGACGTGGGTATATTATCAGTAATAAGGGAGATTTCAACGGAGATTACAATAATGATTTTGATAACAATTAAATTAATTAGATTATGGGAAATTATGAACAATTAAAACAAGCAGTTGCCGATGTAATAAAAACAAACGGGAACCAAGAAATTACCGGGGAAATATTGCAAAATGCTTTATTGACTATTATTTCAACAATCGGGAAATATGCAACATACGCAGGGGTTGCAGTACCAACAACAAATCCGAGAACACCCGACCAAAATATTTTCTATATTGCTTCAGAAAATGGAGTTTATTCTAATTTTGGCAATATAGAAATAGAAAATGAGGTTGCAATTTTGTTAAATTCAAATGGTACATGGGTAAAAAAAGAAACGTTTATTTCTTCAGCGGCGCAATCTGATAGATTAAATATTAGTTTAGGTTACAAACCATTGCTTAGACAAATAGCTATTCACGGACAAAGCGGGAAAGAAACATTTTCAAAAAGCAGAGCAACGACCCAATTTCTTGCAACGGAAAATATAGAAAAGATAAAATACCCCGATGGATATACAAATGCGCAAACCGTTTATTTCGATGATAGTTTTACACCGAGAAATTACTATATTAACGATGTTGATAGTAATAATGAAACTATCATTAAAAAGAATTTCAAATACTTTAAATTAAGTATCAAAAAAACAGATGGTAGCGATATTGATAATATTGATAGTATAGATATTGTTTATGAACTTATTACTAAAGATTATTTATTGTCATTGATTGTAGATAATGAAAACCTATTAAATACAATAGTACAAAAAGACCAACAGATTGACATAAATATAAAAGGATATATTACAGCGAATGGTTCAATAACCGATATGAGCGGCAATTGGTATTCGACTGATTTTATAGAATACAAAGGAGAAACTTTATTATTTGCAAATGTTATTGGTTCGAATTCAACCAACGTTAAATTAGTAACCTTTTATGATTCAAAAAAAAATATTTTACCGGAATATACAATTGATGCACCATTGTTTTATGGATTAATACCGTATTATAATGGAGTTTCTTTTGTACGTGTTAGTGGTGCCTCAAGTAGCTTTAAAGATTATACGCCATTTGTTTATATATGTAATATATCTTTTGCATTAAAAGGATATGTTGATTCGTCAATTGAAAAATTACGAAAAGAAATAATTGCGGAAATATTTGAAGTTATTCCATTGGAAAAAATACCAACTGAAAGCGGTTTGATAGAAACTAACGGTTCTAATACATTTAACGGGGATTCCAATTGGACAAGAACGCAACTTTATTCATTGCAGGGTATTAATAAAATTGAATATTTCTTTAAATCAAGTTCCTCAGTGAAATTGTTTATTGCGTTTTATGAAAATCTATCTTTGACATCATTTATAAGCGGTAAAGGAATGAGTGGTGGTGCTACAATACAAGGCGTTATAAAGAATAGTGAATTTCCGGGAAATGCAAATTATTTTAGATGTTCTTTTCAATCAGCGACATTTGGACGTTATGAACCTATTCTTAATTTATACAATTTGTTTTCAGATGAAAGCCCGAAAATTTCAGATGAAACAATATTCCCGAAGAATATATATTTGGTATGTAATGCGTACCAAAATTCCGTTTATTTAAGGAATAGTTCGCCATGTATTTACTTAGACCACATGTTTAAAACATTGAATAAAGAATATGATATAAAATTTGCAGATGGTGGAGTAAAAAGAACATTTGATTATAAAGCGAGTGCGGACTCAAGTTGGAACCCTACTTTAAATTCAAATATGGATGTGGATAATTTCCAAGAAAATATTGTAATAAACGGAAATGACATAAAAGAAATAAATTTCGATATTAATGTATTTTCTACAAAATCAACCGTTGGAAAAGATAAAATTGCAAGGGTTTTAGTAATTGGTTCGTCAACGGTATATGGAGAGGGAGCAACATATTTATCAAATGGGATGCAAAATGTAAAGCCATATCATGCTATATGTTATGAATTGTTTAAAAAAGACAATATCGAACAAAGCGGAGGAAATTTATATTTTCCATTAGGAACGTTGAAACATGCTAATTTGTCCTTTACATTTAATGAAGAAACCTATAATTACGATGATTACCATGAGGGACGAAGGGGACAAAGCATACAACAAACAATAGAAAGTACCCCGGTTTTTTTAGATGATAGCGGGCAATTTAGCCTTATAGCATGGTTGGAAAATTACAGAACATTAACCGACAAAGGAGAACGATTATATTTTGATTCTTCAAAAACCACAACCGGGGTTGCGGGCGATTCTAATATTGGATATTTAGAAGATGGAAGCGTTGCAAAGGATGAACAAGGACAAACTATATATATAGGTAAAAAAGTTACAAATACATTGTCTTATAATGTATGCGAACCGAGTCATATCGTTTATCATTTAGGAGCAAACGGAGGCGGAACAAAAGAACAATATGAAGAATTAGTTGGATATGCAAATAGAGATTTCCCAAACGCATTTGTTGCATTAGTAATGAATGATAGTATGGGAACAATATTTCCAAGTTCATATTTTGATGCAGGTGCGTCAAAATGCAGATGGAATTTAACAGATAGTAGGCATGAACTTTGTTTTAACATACAAAAGGTTTACAATGATTTTGAAACAGAAGAATACAAACAGAAAAAAGTATATGTTTTGCCGTTCTTTTTTGTTTCAAACCCGTTGTTTTTAAGTGCAAGACAATCAAATTTGCCGGAATTTGATTATAACGGAGGTTTTGAAAGCCAACATTTACAACCATTCGGATGGTTGCCAACGGTTCATGCTGATATACGTGCGCATAGTAATTACGCATATCAATTATATTCATGGATAAAATATACATTTAGTTTAAATTAGTATGGAAAGAATTTTTAATTGGGAGCAATGGCGTATTATTGCCATTTCCACGGTTAGCCCGTTATTTGGGTATGTAACCCCGACAAAGGGTTTTGTTTATGCGTTAGTAGTAATGTTTGCGTTCAATATTTGGGCGGGAATGAGGGCGGACGGCGTGGCGATTGTGCGATGCAAAAACTTTTCGTTCCGTAAGTTCAAAAACGCATTGTGCGAATTGCTTTTGTATATGTTTATTGTGGAGGCGATTTTTACCATTATGAAAAATTGCGGCGACGACCAAACGGCAATTGTTGTTGTTAAATCGCTTGTTTATGTATTTATATACGTGTATTTGCAAAATGCGTTCCGCAATCTGATTATTGCGTACCCCCGGAATTTGGCGTTACGTATTATTTACCATGTTATCCGTTTGGAGTTTACAAGGGCTTTGCCGTCGCATTTGCAACCGATAATTGACAGATTGGAAAAAGAATTTGGGGACGACCCCGACAAAAACAATAAAAAGAAAGGAGAAAACGAAAATGAGTAAAGTTGTAATTCTTGATGGAGGTCACGGCGTGGATTGTGCCGGGAAACGTTCCCCCATTTGGGGGGACGGTTCCCAATTGTTTGAATGGGAGTTTAACCGTGACATTGTACGCCGTATTGCGGCGATGTTGAAAGCGGAGGGAATAAAGTTTGAAATTTTGGTACCGGAGGACAACGACGTATCATTACCGGAACGTTGCCGCCGTGCAAACGTTATCCATGCAGATTGCGGAAACAACGCCGTTTTGTTTAGCGTTCACGGGAACGCCGGAGGCGGCACCGGGTGGGAATGTTACACAAGCGTAGGACAAACGAAAGCGGATGCAATCGCAACCGTTCTTTGTAAGGAGGCGGAAAAAGAGTTTGCCCCGGATGGTTGGAAAATGCGTTTCGACCATTGCGACGGCGACCCGGACAAAGAAAGCCAATTTTATATTCTGAAACATACGGTTTGCCCGGCGGTATTATCTGAAAATTTCTTTTTTGATAATGAAAAGGATTGCCGTTTTATGATGAGCGACGACGGAAAAGAAAGGATTGCAAAGGTACATTTTGAAGCAATAAAGAAAATTGTATGAAAAAGTATTTGATTTGGGCGGCAATCATTTTGGCGGTTGCCGCCGCCTTTTGGGTGCAACACGTCAAAATAAAGAGGTTGACCGAGGAACGGGACAGATACCGGAGCAATACCGAAATACTATTGCAGGACGTCAAGACGTACCAAACGAAAGACAGTTTGAACGCAATCAAAGTCGGGAATTTGGAGTTGTCATTGGCGGAATACAAAAAGTACCGGGCGGACGATTTGGCGTTGATAAAGACGTTGCAGGCAAAGAACCGGGATTTGGAACGGGTTACAACAACCCAAATGGAAACAATCAACGAATTGCGGGCAACCGTCCGGGATAGTGTTGTATATTTGCCCGGCGACACGGTTACGACTGTATTACGTTGTATTGAGTATTCCGACAAATGGGTTGATTTTGACGGATGTATTAAAAATAATACGTTTTCGGGCAAAATTATAACACGGGATAGCCTTTTAATAACGGAAACTGTGCAATATAAACGCTTTTGGGGGTTCCTTTGGAAAACAAAGAAGATAAAGAACCGGGAAATTGACGTTGTAAGCAAGAACCCGGCAACCCGAATATTGGGGGTTGAGTTCGTAACTATAGAAAAGTAATAAACCGGGGGTTGTAACAAGGCGTTGCAACCCCTTTTCCTATTGAGCCATTTTTAGCCCGTTTCCGGGCATTTTATTTCAAAGTGGATAATTTACCCGTCCCGCTTGCAAAAGTTGCTTAAATCGAAAATTCTAAGAAAATAACTCTTTTGGAACCAAAAACGAAACTTTTTGCAGTTTAAGCCAAAAATAAAAGATAAAACCTTTGGTAATTAAAATAAAGGTTGTATATTTGCATCATCAAACAAGAACGACCGGGCGTTTACCCGGAAAATAGAGAGCGAAACAATATGAATACTCAAAGCATTTATAACGGATTAGATTACACAACAAAAGAGATTAACCGCAATTTCAAAATCAAGGTAAACGGAATTGTAAACGGCAAAAAGGTTAATGTATTGGTTGGCGTGTCCGGTTTAATAAAGATTGTCGGCGACATTAAGTTAGTCAATCGCTTGTTAAAACGTGCTTTCAATTGTTACGGCGACAAAGAGGTTTGCAAATTGCGCCGAGGCGTTAAAATCACTTTCTATTATCAGTAAACAACGACGGGGCGTTTTCCCCGGAACAATATAAATTTTCAATCATGGCAAAGTACATTTTAGTTAAGAAAGTAAAGGGAAAGAAATACGAGTACCAAGTTATTGACGTCGATAGTAAAGCGATTGTTTCAAAAAGAACGTCCGCCCGTGAATATGTGGCGTGTACCGCCGACGGGTCGTTTTATTTTGGGCGTTTGGATTTAATCGGCAAAGGCGACCACGGCAAACGGTTGAGCCATACGGCGGAAATATTGGCGAACCCGGAAAAGGCATACAAAAAAATGGTTGCTTATTTCACGCCGGATTATCGTAAACAATGGATTGCCGAGAACCCCGCCGAACAATGGATTGCCCGCAACGTTGAGAGCGCAACAAAGGAAAAGGAAAGATTAAACGCAATTGCGTATTTGCAGTAATAACAAGCCGGGGGCGCAATCCCCCGGCATAACCATTTAGAGCGATGAACAAAACGAAACGTTACCGATTAAGTCAAGATGTGTATAAGATAATCCAAAATGCAAACGGCGGGTTATTTTTGCTTTATACCCGGCACAATCCCGGCGATGTGTTGAACCTATTGTTAGACGGCAACGATATTGGGTTGATGTGCCGAGTTGAGAGCCGACACGACCAATATTATAAGTATTGTAAAGTGATTAAGGAGGGCGAAAATGATATTAACAGAGGAACAACGGGAAATGTTGAAATTTTGGGCGGATTGCCCGGAACCGGAACATTACCCGTTGAGTTATGACGGGGCGGATTTCGACCAATGGGGGGATTGTGAATTTGGAATACATGATTAAAAAGATAACCCCCGACGCAATGAAGTAACGCCGGGGGTTGGTACGCAGTAACCGAGAGCGATGTTTGAGGTTATGCGGTGCAACAAAATTAGTGCTTTTTATCTGTATTACAAGCGTCCAACATGAACAAATAAAACTTTCAAAGGTTTTATTTTTGGTAATACAAATATTATTTATACATTTGCAGAAACAAAAACCCACTGGGGGAGTACCCGGCAAAGATATGAGAATAAAAGAGAGCGATTTATTAAAAAAATTGGCGACCGATAGCGGGAAAACAGCCAACCAAGTTGCCGAAATTATCATTTCGGAATTACTCAAAAACAAAGTTATTGAGGACACCCCGGAAAATTGGGGCGTTTCCGTTTTCGATGCAATAAACGAGGACGTAACCGAGGAACAAACCGCCAATTGTTATGCGGCTATTTCCGAGGCGTTGGGCGTGTATCTGAAACGGGTATATTTCATTGTCCCGGATTTGGATTTAATGGGTAACGACGATTGCCCGGAATGCGGCGGCGAAATGGAAGTTACCGACGGGGAATATAAACAGACCGGAGGCGACGGATATTTGACCCCGCCGGAATATACCGCAATTTGGGAGGAAATGACGTGTACGCATTGCGGACACAAAGAGAGCAACGAACCGAGTTATTAACAATAAAAGACTAAAGAAATGGCAGAAATGACGAAATTAAGAGTAAACGAGGCAATCGCACGGGCGCAAACCGCCGGAATTAAAGTTTATAAAAAAGAGGTTGCCGCCCGGTTATGGGAGGGACGCACCGAAAGCGCACAACAAGTTAATATGACTAACTTATGTAACGGAACGACTAAACAGATACGCCCGGAATGGGTCGTTATCATTTGCGAAATGTGTAATTGTACCCCTAATTATTTGTTTGGTTATGAAGAATAACGGGTTACAATGGTTTGAACGCATGGCGGACGTTATGTTTTCCGATAGGTTCCAAGCGAAAGCGATTATTGCGACATTTGGGACGTTGGGCGTTGTTTGTCTGATTGGCGCATTTTGGAACCCGTGGCAATTGATGTTTGCGGGTCTGTGTGCCGCAATGGTATTATGTGGATTTTCAGAATTAAAAAAGATTAGAAAATGAGAGCGAACAAAAAGAAACCGGAAAACCCGGTACAAAAGACGGTTGAAAGTTTGGGAGCCGTTCCCGCCGACCAATTCCCGGAAATTACCGAGGAACAACAACAAATAATCCCACCGTTTGAAGCGGTCGAGGTTGAACAACCAACCGGAATATTTGAGATATTGCCGGGCATGACGGTTGAGGAAATGACGGCAATGTTTTTTGATGAAAAAACGTTGATTGAACCCCCGTATAAGGTTTGGCAATTGAATAGTAAGGGACACCGTTATTATTACCGATACGACGACAACGGGAACCCGGAGTTTTTCCCGTCGGTTACAACGATATTGTCCCAAACGTTACCCAAAGCCCCGCACTTAATACAATGGATTGCCAACAAAGGCATTGAGGAAGCGGAACGATATAAAGGCGAACGGGCGGCGTATGGTACGTTTATGCACGCCGCATTTGAGGAATTATTAATTAACCGGGCTTATGATTTGGACGGGTTAAAAGGCAAACTAAAAGAATATATTGAGGTTTACCGATTGCCGGACGATTTTATATATTATGCCGACGATTTGAAAAAGGACGTATTGGCGTTTGCTCAATTCGTATTAGATTACGACGTGCGCCCGTTGGCGGTTGAAATTGCTTTAGTGCATCCATATTACAAGTATGCCGGAATGATTGATTGCCCGTGTACCATGTTGGCAAAGATAGGCGGCGACGAACGTATTAACGCAATCGTCGATTTTAAGAGCGGACGCAAAGGATTTTACGAGGAAAGCGAGATACAATTAGGGATGTACCGGGATATGTGGAACGTCAATTTTGAGCAATTCCCCGTTACCCGTATTTTCAATTTCAGCCCGAAAGATTGGCGCAAACGTCCGTCGTACAATCTGAAAGAACAAACGGATAGCCCCAATATACGGAAAATCCCGTATCTGTTAGAAATTGCAGCCATTGAGGACGAAAAGAAAGATAATACGTTTACGTCGGTTAATGGTATGGTTTTATTGGATAATGCACCCGATTTGACGCAAAACGTAATATCCTTATCGTTGGCGGAATTGATTAAGACGAAAGCCCCCAAAGAGGCGACCCCGGACGAAACCACGGACGCCGCCGATACCGTCAAAGCGGATGCGGTTGCCCCGGAACAAACGCCGGAACCGGAGATTAAGAAAACAAAGATTGTCAAACGCACCGGGAAAACGGCAAAGGAGGCGGAAAAGAAGCCCGACACGGGACGAAAGGCTGCAAAACGGACGGTTGCACCGGAAAAGAAACAAAAGCCCGCAAATGCGCCCAAAAAGCCCAAAAACGAGAATAAGAAAAGATTGTTGAACGACGACCCCGAAATATGAAAACGATAAAAAGATTTGATTGCTATTTGATAAACAAAAACGGCGTTGTTTTCTCTAAAATAACGGGGAAAGAATTAAAGCCGTTTTTGCGTAAGGGTTATTTGTGTGTTTGTCTTTATAATTTTGGTATAAAATGTACTATCTATGTTCATAGATTAGTTGCCGAAACATATATTGATAATCCACGAAATAAACCTTGTATCGACCATATCGACGGGAACCCGTTTAATAACCATGTGGATAATTTGCGTTGGGTTACACATTCGGAAAATAACAATAATCCGATTACAAAACAACGGCAATCTAAAAGCGCAAGTAAGCCAATGACGGGTAAATTTGGAGCCAATAACCACTTATCAAAAGCGGTTTTAATGCTTAAAAATGGCGTTGTTATTAAAGAATACCAATCTATAAATTTGGCAGAAAGGGACGGTTTTAATAATTCGCTAATAGTAAGATGTTGCAAAGGATTACGCAAAAAACATAAAGGTTATGAATGGAAATATAAAAGGTAGAATTGTTAGACCGGAGGCGGAAAAATCCCGTTTGATATTGCCCCGTGTCGGTCAAATAAAAATCGGTATGAAAAACGCAAACGGTTATCCGCAAAGCGTTGATTACTTCATACCAACGGGAAAATATGCCGGGTTATTTACGCAAGCATACGGCGAAAAGCCGCAAACAATACAAATTGTTTTCCCGGACGACGACCCGGCAAAAGTATGTAACGAGCGTTACGAATACCGGGACGACGACGGGCGATTGATTGCGGCGGGCGATGGCGACACGTTCCAAGTATGGGACGGAAAGAAATACGAAACGTTGACAACGGAAAAATACCCAAATTTAATGCAGTCAATAACGAAGCGTTACCCGAACAAAAAGAGCCGCCAACCCGATTGCGACGGTTGGGAGGTTACATTAACGCTAAACTTTATTGTCCCTTTGGTTCGTGGGGTTGCCGGGGTTTGGCAATTTGCCACAAAGGGAACGGCGTCCACAATCCCGCAAATACGGGAAACGTTCGACGCAATGTTGCAGGAACGGGGATTTGTTAAGGGAATAGTTTGGGATATGAACGTACAATTTGCGGTTTCGCAAAAACCCGGCGACCGTTCCCGTTACCCGGTCGTTTCTATTGTGCCGAATGAAAGCGAGGGTAATTTGCGAAAGGTAACGGAAGCATTTAAACCCGTTAAGTTGTTGGAATGAAATAAAACCGCTATATTTGCGGTATGAAAATAAAATCAGTTGTCCGCTACCGACTGAAACGAAATAATGCTAATTATTAGCACGCCCCCGGTTTGATGCGTAGCGGCTCAAATTGTGGGGCTTTTTTTTATTATGAAGTACACAATATTAATCAATCAGTATGCAGCCGTAAAAAGCGGTTTGGATTTGGATTTGATAGATTTGGCAATCTTTGATTTTATCAAGGATTTTGCCCATAGTCCTAATTGCGTAAAGATACAGACGACGGAGGGTATTTATTTTTGGGTATCGCACAAATTGGTTATGGACGCAATGCCATTGTTGAACATAAAGACAAATCAAGGATTGATAAAGAGGATTGAAAACCTTATTAAAGCCGGAATATTGCAAAAACACCCCAATTGTGACTTGTATAGTAGAACATTATATTGTTTCGGCAATAACTATGATTTATTGACTTTCACAGATAAGGCAACAGAAGTATTAACCGGAGTTGATACCCCTAAACAAAAGTTGATACCCCCCCACAACGAAAGTTTAGGGGCACCCATAAACCAAAGTTTAGGGAATAATATAAATAATTCAGATAATACCATTATTGATAATGATATTGCGCCGCAATCTGAAATTGCGGCTACCGACCAACAAAAGGACAAAAAAACATTATTCCGAAATTCAGAGGTTTACAAACTTGTAAAATTTGACGAAAACGGATGCGGGGTTGATTATTCAGAATTTGAAAAAAAGTTTGCGACCCCTGAATTTGAAAAGGTTGATTTGGTATATTACTTTCATGCCGTTGCAGATTGGAGCGACCAAAAGAACATGAAGCGAACAAAGAACGGTTGGTTGGCGACCGTCCGCAATTTCATACGGGGGGACGTCGAAAAGAAAAAGTTGCATTTGAAACCCGAATACAAAGCCCCAACGCAAAGATTGAACGTTGCCGGGGCTATTGAGTATTTGAAAGATGATTATTAACATGGAAGCATTACCCGAAAAGACAAACAGATTGCCACAAACGTTGCCCGAAAAACGACAATCCGCCGCCGTTTTGCTTTATAGCGGAACGGCAAAAGCAATTGACGTTCGCCGGGCGATGGTTGAGTTACCGGAGGTTGCCAAAGCATTAACCCCGGTTGAAAAGTATATTTTCGTGGCGTCCACAAAAAAACAGATTGCCGAGATTGACGACGAAACGTTGATTGCCAAAACCGGGCAAATGTTCCGGTTTATCGCAATGGACGTGGGGTTTATCATTCCCACGGAAAACCGGGACGATTGGACGTATATTTGTACCCGGTTGTTGGATTTGCTCAAACGCTATTATTCGCAATTAACATTATCCGAGGTTAAATTAGCGTTTGAATTGCTGATTACCGGGGAATTAGACGACTATTTGCCAAAGGATAGGGACGGCAACGCCGAACGGAAACATTACCAACAATTCAACGCCGATTATTTCGCAAAGGTATTGAACGCATATTGCCGGAAACAAAACCAAGTTATCGGCAAAGCATATACAGCGTTGCCGGAACCGAAAAAGGAGTTAAGCCCGGAGCAAATCCGGTATTATCGCAATCAATCGGTTATGACTTGTTTAATGTGCTTTTTACGGTATAAATATACCGGGCGTTTAGTGTTTGGATTAACCGACGAAATGTTTGTTTATAATTGGTTGTTGGGCGTTCGGTTAGCGGATGAAGTGAAAGAAACCGAGGACGACCGCAAAGAAGCGTATAACCGATTTTTGGCACGTGCCGCCCGTGGGTTCGTTAATGAATTTACGGTTTACCACGTTCGGAAACAAGGAACCCAAAGCCCGGAAATTGATTATACAGCCTTTGAGGTTGCTCGGCGAAAAGAGATTAAACGGACTTTCGACCGGATGATTAAGGATGAAATTTATATTTACCATTATTTAAAATTTGAGTATGAAAATAAATGATTATATAGAGATAACGAATGAAAATAATTTAGATTTAATGAAAAGATATTCGGATAAATATTTTGATTTGGCTATTGTTGACCCGCCGTATGGTATTGGGATTAGTAAAAATCCGGTTAGACAAATGCACAAGAAAAAAGATTGGGATAATGAAATACCAAGCAAACAATATTTTGATGAATTATTTAGAGTGAGCAAAAACCAAATAATATGGGGCGGAAATTATTTTGATTTGCCCCCGTCGCAAGGTTTTTATATATGGGATAAAAAACAGCCGGAAAATTTTTCTTTGGCAATGTGTGAATACGCATGGTCTTCAATTCAAAAACCTGCAAAAATATGGTCGTTGAGTGTTATGAAAGAACAAAATAAGATACATCCAACACAGAAACCAATAGAATTATATGAATGGCTTATAATGCGTAATGCCGAAAAAGGTTATAAAATTTTAGATACTCATTTAGGAAGTGGAAGTATTGCAATTGCAATAGATATAATTAATAAGAGAGAAAAATTGAATTTGCAATTTATTGGTTGTGAATTAGATACAGATTATTATAATAAAGCAATTGAAAGAATTAAGAGTAAAACTATTACACAATATTTATTCTAATGAAAATAGATTGTATTATTGGGATTGACCCCGGAGCCGCCGGGGGTATCGTGGTTTGGCGACCCAACCACAACGCAACGGCAATTAAGATGCCTAAAGACATTAACGAGATACGGGATTTTCTGAACTATTACAAAGAGATTTGCACACCGATTATCTTTTTGGAAAAATTGAGTGTTCGCCCGGACGACGTAACGGTTGGCGATACCGGGGCAAACATGGGTAAATTATACCGCATTCAAAAGATGTTGCAAAACTTTGAGCATTTGAAAGCCATTATAACCGTCGCCGAAATACCATTTGTTTTGGTTAATGCTATGAAGTGGCAAAATGACCTTAAATTGCGTATAAAGGTAAAAGGGAAAAAGGAGGAAAAGGCAGACCGCAAACGACGGTTCCGGGATATTGCGGGGAAATTATACCCGGAGATTACCCCGGCGTTATGGAATGCGGACGCAACGTTAATAATGCACTTTGGACGGTTCGTTTTACAGAATAACCCCCGTTGGGTTTTGGAAAATTTGCCCCAACAAATGCACAACCGTTTATTTTAAGCCCGTAGGGGCGTTTAATTATTCAAATGGTTACTTGTATGGCAGACGAAACAAAAGCCCCGCAAATCGAAAATCCCGAAAAAATAACGGCAAAAGATTTAGCGGAAATGGTAAAACAGATGCGGCACAACCAACGACGTTGCCAACGGAACCCAACCCCGGAGAAATTGGCAACGTTGGAAAGTTGGGAACGCAAAGTTGATGCGGTCGTTGCTGTATTGACCGATACACAAATGAAATTGTTTTGATATGGACGAAATGGATTATATCTATTTAGGCGACCGATTGACCCGCCCGGAATTGCGACGTATGCCGTGCCGGGCGGTTCGTCGTTCTGATGGTAAATGTATAAGAGGGCGCAACGGCAATATGTTAGTTGAGTTTGACGGCGTGGGTAAATGTGTTATTTTGGGGCGATTATTGCGGAAAATAAAAAAATAGCCGAAAATAAAAGATAAAAGTTTTGGTAATATAAAAACTATACGTATATTTGCGGCATGATAATAACCCGACCGGGCGTTTTCCCGGTAACTATAAAAACAAAATAGTATGAGAGCGAAAACAAGTATTTACGATTTTAGTTTTATTCCAAGCGGTTACGGACATTATAAAGTAACTTATACGTCCCCCGTTACCGGGAAACAATGGACGGCAACAACAAACGATATGCCGTTAATTGACGCAACAAAGAACGCCGACGAACCCAAACGCCGGGATTTAGAAACCCTTAAAAGAGTTTGCAAAAATGGATAAGGACGAATTGGGAGCCGTGCGGCACGCAATGACGGCAAAAGAGTTGGACGACCTATATAAGCGATTGGAAAATTTCATTGCTGATTGTACCCGGTCAGAGGTTGACGCCAACCGGGATGCGCTTAACAAGGTGCAAACCATGATACACCAACGAATGAGATTAACAACAAAATAGTAATAACCGCCGGGGGAAACCCCGGCATAAACAATTAGAGCGATGTATATTAAGAAATTGGAATTGTTGAATTTTCAAGTTATCAAAGAGTTCAACGCAGATTTTGAGGGTAATGTATATTTCATTACCGGGGACAATGAGTTAGGCAAATCAACCCTTTTAAAAGCAATCGGCGCAATGTTGACCGGGAACCGGGACGCCGTGTTGAAAAATGGAGAGGACAAAGGGTTTGCAAAAATGGTTGTAGGTAACGACGGCGAAAATTACGAGGTCGAATTAAAGTTTACCAAAGCCAACCCCCGTGGGACATTATTCATTAAATCCCAAACAACCGGGATGCGTTCGGATAACGTTTCTATGTTGCAAAAGATTTTCGGCTACCAAGACTTTGACGCCGTGGAGTTTTCCCGTTGGAGCGAAACCGCCGAGGGACGCCGCAAACAAATTGAGGTTGTAAAGGCTTTGTTGCCGGAAAAAGTGCGCACCCGTATTGCAGAAATTGACGCCGAGGTTACGACCGTTAAGGACAAAAGAAAAGACGCCAACGCCGAGGTTAAGACGTACACAACCATTTGCGCCAACGCCGAAAAGCAATTGAAGCCCGGCGACGTCAAAACGTATGCCGAGAAAAAGGATATTACGGCGTTGATGGAAGAACAAAACGAGAACGCCCGGTTAATTGAGAAAGCAAAAACGGTTCGCCAAACCCGGCAACAAAGGATTGAACAATTGGCGGCAATCCCCGGACGAATTAAAACCGCCAACGATAACCACGATAAAGCCGTTGCGGTTATTGATACCAATTTAGCGAATGAAGAAAAAGAGGTTACCCGCATTATCGCCGAGGCGCAAAAACGGTTAGAGGACGCCAAAAAAGAGGCGAAAACGTCCCGTAAAAACGTCGATGCCGAATTAAAGGAAACATTGGCAACCATTGAGGCGGAAAAAGCCGATTTTGAAAAGCGCAAAGCGAATGCCGACAAATGGTTAGAGGAATACGAAGCCAATAACCCGGAAAATTTAGATACGGCGGAACAACTGAAAAAAGCCGAGGAACACAACCGTATCAATGCGTTGGTTGTAGATTACATGGCAAAGAAAAAACAAAAGGAAACCGCCGAGAAAATCGCCCGCACGTTTGAGGAAAAATTAGGCGCATTGGCAAAGGAACGGGAAACCCTTATTGCAACGTCCGAATTACCTATTGCCGGGCTTTCGTTCACGGACGACGGATTAGAATTAAACGGCGTGCCGTTCGTCGCCGGGAAAGTTTCAGATAGTCAAATTATGGAGGTTGCCGCCAAATTGATTATTGCAAGCAATCCGACGGTTAAGGTGTTCCGCATTGCAAGGGGCGAAAGTTTGGGCGAAAAGCGTTTACAGGCGATTATAGACATTGCAAGGGCAAACGGTTTTCAGGGCTTTATAGAGGAAGTAAAGCGGGGACAAACTGATTTAGTTGTTGAGGAATACACGGAAAACGAATAATAACCGGGGGAGGGCTTTCCGTCCCCTTAAAATCTAAAACAATGGCATATACATTGAACGATAATTTGAAACGTTGGGCGGAACAATACGAAACCGCCGAGTTTATCCAATCCGACCCGGTGCAAATCCCGCACCGTTACGATAGTCGGGTAAATATTGAGATTAGCGCATTTGTTACGGCGTGGATTGCGTGGGGTTCCCGCAAACAGATAATCCAAAAGGCGGATTTTATCGACCGGGAAATTTTCAAGGGTGCGCCGTATCATTACATTGTTGGAACCGATACGCAGGGAACCGCCCCGGAATGGAAGCAATACAAAGGCAGTAAAGAGAATTTTTATAGAACGTTTACATACGCCGATTTTCACGACCTTTGCGCCCGCTTATTTGACGTATATAGTAAGTTTGAGAACATGGAAAAGGCATTGCAAGCGCAACCGGGCGGGCGTCCGTTGGAACAATTGCAACGTCTTTTCGGCGATGTTAAGGGCGTGCCGGATATGGAAACGAAAAGCGGTTGCAAACGCTTATGTATGTTTTTGCGTTGGATGTGTCGCCACGGTTCCCCGGTTGACTTTGGATTGTGGACGATTTGCGACCCCCGTAATTTAATCATTCCATTAGATACCCACGTACATAAACAGGCATTGCGGTTGGGGCTTATAAAACGTCGGACGCCGGATTTGCAAACAGCCATTGAGATAACCGACCGTTTCGCCGAGATATTCCCGGACGACCCGACAAAGGGCGATTTTGCGTTATTTGGTTATGGCGTGAACAACGGTAAGGTTGCACCCGTTACGGCGGAACCGGAGCCGGAAAAAGAGCAACCAACCGCCGTGGCTGATTTGTCTATTGCGGACGTTTTGAAAATGCAATTGTTTTACGACAATGCCGCCGCCGAGGTTCGGGAAATATGGGAAAGCCGAGAAAAAGCCCGCAAAGAATTGAAAGCAACCGAGCGTTTGAAAGCGCACCCAATCGACGGGTTGCACAATGCCGGATTGTTGGAGCCGGGCGAATTTGTTGTTGCATTTGCAAAAGTATTGGATAAGCGGGAAACGAAGTTATCACGGGCGGAACGGGACGTTATCCATACAATCGGAATGACAGCGTTTAATAAGACAATGAAAAAATTAATAGCCGATGAAAAAGCGAGAAATAACAGCAACGGGGACAATAAACAATAACGGCGGGTTGGCAATGTACATGGGGGAATTAAACGAGTTTTTCAAGGGTTGGAAAGGTTCCCGCATTATTGCCCGGTTTATTGTAGCGTCCCCCGGTTCGTCCGAGGCTTTGAAAGGGTATTATTTCAACTATGTTGTACCGACGTTTAAGCACGCAATTTGGGAGGCGGGCGAACGTCTTACGGAGGAACAAACAGAACGCCGATTGCGTGAGTTGTCCCCGGTTATGTATGAGCAAACCCCGGATATTAACACCGGGAAATATGAAACCCGGTTGCGGACAATTGCAGAGTTGAGCAATGCTGAATTAATAGAACATATCGAATTTTTAAAACAACTTGCAAGTGAAGAATATTGTTCGTATATTGCAGACCCAAATGAAATTTGATTATGGAAAATGAAATATGGAAAGAAATACCAGGATATGAAGGGTTGTATGAGGTTAGTAATTACGGGCAAATTAGGTCTATTAAAAGATTAGAAAAATGCGGTAATAAAACAAGAATACGAAAAGAACGTATTTTGAAACAATCATTAAGGCGTGGTTATTTGTTTGTATCATTATGTAAAAATGGGGAAAAAGAAAATGTTGTAATACATAGAATTGTAGCATTATTATTTATTCCTAACCCAAATAATATGCCGGAAGTAGACCATATTGATGGTAATAAAATTAATAATAAAGTCAGTAATTTAAGATGGGTAACAGCAAAACAAAATAGCAATAATTTAAAAGCCCCCAATACGTATATTGGTAAAAAACTAAATAAAGGAGGCAAGGCAGTTTTGCAATTTGATTTATCGGGTAACTTTATAAAAGAATGGGTTACAGCAATGGAAGTTGAAAGAAGTTTAGGTTTTAGACGTAGTTCTATAAGTAATTGTTGTAATGGCGTTTTGAAAACAGCATTTGGTTTTAAATGGAAATATAAATGATATGTTTTGCAAGTGTAACGGAAAGCGTAAGAATTACCCGTTGGCGGGTTGGCGGATTATTCGCCACGAATACACGCCAAAGCATTACAGCCGGATAAAGTGTTTGCGTTGCGGGTGCGTTTGGATTACACGGGCAAAATATGTTGAGCAAACGCCCAACGACGACGGGCAAAAACGATTATTTAACGAATAAAAAAGTAACGAGAGTATGAAATTTGAATTAAAAGACATTTGTTTTTTCGATTGCGAAACAACAGGAGTACCCGCAAAGGGTTTGAAATGGGATGCGGATTTTAACCAATTCCCGCACGTCGTACAATTGGCGTGGGCGTTCGGCGACAAAGAACGCAGTTTTATAATTAAGCCGGACAATTACGAGATACCGCCGGAAACAACCGCAATACACGGAATAACGACCGAACGGGCAATTGCCGAGGGTGTACCGTTTGCCGAGGTTATCGACGAATTTTTGACGGATGCCGCCGCCGCACCGCTTGTATGTGCGCACAACATTTATTTCGATACGTCGATGTTGAAAGCGAACATTTTGCGTTATTGCGGCAAAGAGTATTACGACGCCAAAGCCGAGGACGCATTGCACAAGGGAAAGCGCATTGATACAATGATGAAAACTATTAAATTTGTCGGCGCATTGTATTCAAACGGGCGACCGGGAAAATATCCCAAATTAGAGGAATTATATAGTAAGTTATTCCCCGGCGAAACATTCCCGGCGCATGACGCATTAGAGGACATAAGGGCGTTGCGCCGTTGCGTCCCGGAATTGGTTAATTTGGGGATTATTGAGTTAGCGCAAAAGGAATACCCGGCGGAACAACTCAAAGCCCAATTTGAGCCGGAAAAGCCCAAAGGCGGGCGCAATATTGAGTTCCACGACCCCAACCCGGTAACGGAACCAATCGGAACCGGGGAACCCGTCCCGGAACCAACCCCGGAACCGGAACGCCCGGCGGTTCCGTCGAATAGTAAGACACGGGAATTGTTGGACGAAAACGAATTTTGATTAAAACCGTGCCGGGCGGATTCCCGGCGACAAATAATATTATAATATGAACGAAGAAAAAAAAGCCGCAAACGTTATGTTAATACCAAGTGAAAAGGCGTTTGCATTGTCGAAAGTAAAGACATTAAAGGACGGCGGGTTAGACGTGCATTATGAAGTTACCGAAACAATCGGCAATGAGAGTTACACGAACAAATACCACGTCGAAAGTGCAAAGGACATACACCCGGATTTGCGGGATTGTTTCGACCGTTTGCGCCCAATCATGGGACGGATTTTTAATATTACGTCCTTTCTTTCAATGGTTGAAACGTCCGATTTCAAAGCAACCAAAAAGCAAAGCGAGTTATCACGGGATTTTGCCGACGAAATGTTGAAAAACATAGAGGTTCGGGGCGTGTCCTTTTCCGGTCAAGACGATAACGTAGGGGTTGTCCTTACGGGATTGTTCACGGTATCCAACAACCAAAAGACGGCGATAAATTCGCCCCGTCTGAAATTCAATACCGAAACGTTCGGTTTTGAGGAGGAATTGGAAGAAATCGTTGCGGACATTGAAAACGAGGTTTACGCATTTTTGTTCAAAGGCAAAAAGGCGCAATTGGAATTGTTCGGGGCTGACGGCGAACCCGCACCGGGTTTGGTCGCAGAGCCGGAAAAGGAGGACGGATTGTTCCCGGAGGTCGGCGACCCGGCTAACGAGGACGACCCGGAGGACGAAACGGCGGATATGTAAGCAATGGAGCCGATATTGCTAACAGACCGGGAAGAATACCAATTTGTAACCGATAGGGGGTTTTGCCCCCTATTGGATTACAAGCGGTTTACAATGGATATTCGGTTGCGTGTCGAAATCCAACGGGAATTGTTCGGGCATTGCGTTTTTGGTCGTGGGAATATCCCACAGGCAAACGAACGGTTTTTCCGGTGGGTTTGGGAGCATAAGCCGCACAGATGCGAGGAATGTTTAAAGCCGTTACGGAATTATTCCGCCGTTTATTGTTCGCATATATTGACCCGTGGAGCGTTTCCCGAAATGGCGCATGATGCAAGAAATATAAATATACTATGTTTTGAACATCATTCATGTTGGGAGAATGGGGATAAAACGAAAATGCGTATATATTCCGGCAATATGAGAATGATTGAATTAATGAAAAATGAGTATGCAAATTTGGAAAGATATTGAGGGTTACAAAGGACATTATCAAATTTCTAATTATGGCAATGTTCGTTCCTTAAAAAAGGATGCGTTTCTAATGAAAGGCGGATATTTGAAAGGATATAAAATAATTAGTTTATGGAAAAATGGAACCGGGAAAATGTTCCGTGTTCATAGATTAGTTGCGGCGGCTTTCATTCCGAACCCGGAAAACAAACCATGTATCGACCATATCGACGGCGACCGAGCCAATAACCATGCAGATAATTTGCGTTGGGTTACGGTTAAAGAAAATCAGAATAACCCAATAACAAAATCTAAATGGATTGGAAAAAAAGCGAAACCGCACCACGAAAAAGCGGTTGAGCAAATAAAAAACGGTATTGTTGTAAATGTATTTGTTAGCATACAAGAAGCCGCCCGAAAAGGCAATTTTTCGGCAACGGCAATTTGTAAGGTATGTAAAGGGAAAGGAAATTTGCATAAGGGTTATAAATGGAGATATAAAAAATGAGAATCAAAAAGGGGCAACCCGATTACGGGGCAATTTCCCGCCGTTCAATCAAAAATGATTTCAGACGGGTACAAACATATTCGGAAAGGGAGAAACGCCCGCAAATCGAAAATCCGCCCGAAATAAATGCAGAAAGACGGGTTTTGTTTGTTGGGGAAAATTCCGGGTATTACAAATTGCGTTCTTTTATAGTTGGAAAATTGGTTCGGTTAGTTCAAAAATCAAGCGTCGGCGGTTGGGTTTGTGAGTTCGTACACGACGACGACCGGAAAGCCTTAAACATGGCGGCGGGTTGGTCTGATAATAAGAAATTGTATTTGTTGGATGGTATTAAATTCAAATAATTATGAGTGTAAACAAGGTTACATTATTGGGAAATACGGGCAAAGCCCCGGATTTTAAAGAGTTCGACAACGGCGGTTGCGTTGCAACAATCACTTTGGCGACAACGAAACGAGGTTTTACCACAAAGGACGGGCGACAAATCCCGGAGCGTACCGAATGGCATAACATAGTATTGCAAAACGGTTTAGCGAAAGTTGCCAATCAGTACGTTAAAAAGGGCGATAAACTTTATATTGAGGGAGAATTAAGAACCCGGAGTTATGACGATGCGCAAGGCGTGAAACGATACATTACCGAGATTGTCGCAACCGATATGGAAATGTTGACCCCGAAAACAACCGGAGCCGGAACGCAAGCCCCGCCAACCGCACCGCCCGCACCCGCCCCGGAACCGTCGGACGATTTACCGTTTTAATCTGTTTGAGTTATGGGAGCGATAAACGGACGGGTTATTTACAGCCCAAAAGGAAAAGCCGGGGAATATGCCGAGAACGCCGCCAATTTTTACGTTGGTTGTTCCAACGGATGCACGTATTGTTATTTGCGCAAAGGGCGGGGCGCAAAAGTGTTGGGCGGCAATACCCCGGAATTGAAAAAGACATTACGGGAATATCCATACGCATTGGATATATTTACGAATGAGTTGTTGAAGCATAAGGACGAATTGCAAAAAACGGGGTTATTCTTTTCGTTTACAACCGACCCGTTATTGCCGGAAACGCAAAGGTTGACCCGCCAAGCAATCGGCGTTTGTCAACGCCACGGCGTCCCGGTTAAGGTATTGAGTAAATGCGCCGAGGGTATCAATATTTTAATCGACTTTGCCGAGGCGTCCGAGGGTTGGGATAAATCCCGCATTGCCATTGGTTCCACGTTGACCGGGTGCGACGAATTGGAACCAAAAGCAAGCCCAAACCGGATGCGTATAAACGCATTGGCACGGGCGAAACGCCACGGGTTCCGTACCTTTGCAAGCGTTGAACCAATCCCCGTGGGAATGTTTGACCGGGCGTTTTCTGTAATTGCTTTGTCGTACCCGTTTGTTGACTTGTTTAAGATAGGGTTGCAAAGCGGTTGCAGATATACCAAGCGGGAAACATTGATGTTTTACAATGATGTTTTCGGTTATTGGGAGGCGCACCCGGACAAAACGCCCCGGATATATTGGAAAGATAGTTTTATAAGAGCGTCCGGGATTGAGCGGGAAACATTGCCCGGTTATTGTGTCCCGGCAAATTGGGATTTATTCAATGAAAAGAAGTGAAATAAGGGTTGAAGTTCCCGCCGATTGTCGATTAGTTGGCATAAGGACGGACGGCGATGTTGCCGTTATCATTTACGAGCCAATCCAAAGCGTCCGGCAAATTGGATTTATCAATTACCCGGAACCGAACGACGAAAGCGAAAACGAACCCGATAATAACAAATGATTATGCAGTATAATAACAAAGATTATAAACCGAAATTGCACGACCGTTGGCGTGCATTAACCGTTAAAAACCCGTATGCAACGCAGTTGGTAACGGCGGCGTATGAGGACAACGGGATTGTTTACGGCGAAAAGTGTATTGAGGTACGCAGTAAAAACACGCCGTACCGGGGCGATTTAATGGTTTGTTCGTCCGCCAATCCCGTAATTGCAGGATATGAAAGCGGGGTAACATTGGGGTTGGTTGAGTTGTACGATGTTAAGCCCGTCGCCGAGTTTACCCCGGAGGATTGGGAAAATACCCGCATACCGCCCGAAAAACGTAAGTCAATAACAAAGGGGTTCGGTTGGATGATGCGGAACCCCCGCCGGGTTGTTGAGTTTCCAATTAAGGGACAATTGGGTATCTATAATCTCGTATATACAAAAGGTTGTATTGTTGAATATCCTAAAGTTATGGTATTGGATAAAGAGGCATACAATAAAATAAAAGAAACGTATTAGTTTGTTATATTATGGTTTAATATTATCTTTGCAAAAAAAAGATGGAAAATTGGAAGTTTATAAACGCTAATTATGAAGTTTCAGACAAAGGTAATATAAAGTCTGTAAATTATCGGGGAACGGGTAAAAGTGCAATACGAAAACAATCTATTAGTAAAAACGGATATATGCGGGTAATATTATCAGATAATGGTAAAAACAAAACATATTTCGTTCATAGATTAGTTGCGGCGGCTTTCATTCCGAACCCGGACAATTTGCCGGAAATAGACCATATCGACGGCGACCGAGCCAATAACGATGCGACTAATTTACGTTGGTGTACGAGAAAGCAAAATTTGAATTATCAAAAAGCAATTAACAATAAACGTGAAACCATGAAGAAAGTAAATACATGGTTTAAGAAAACCGGAAAAGACAATCACAATGCAAAACCCGTTTATCAATATGATTTAGAGGGTAATTTTATAAAGAAATGGGATTGCATACATGATGCGCAAAGATGCGGTTTTAATCATGGGAATATTATTAGTTGCTGTAAGGGACGTTTAAAACATTATAAAAAATACATTTGGAAATATGAGTAAAAAACAAGTTGGAATTATCCGCAACAATGGCGACGTACATACGGCGCAAATTGGGTTCCATATCGGACGGGTTGGCGTATCTGTTTACGTCCGGGAATATTGGAAATATAAGAGTTGGTTTATTGTTCCCGGCGTGTCCGTGGATGCGGTCAACGGTTACGACCGTTACGTTGACATTGAGGCGAAAATATTGTTTGTCGGCATTGGCATACGGTTTATATGGATTAAAAGAAAGGTAAAACGATGAAAGCAAAGATTTTATTGTTATCTTTGGCAACGCTTTTGTTGGGGGCGTGCCAAAGCGAGAACGAACCAACAGAGGCATTTTATTTACTTCAAAAATCCGAGAGCATGGAAGAAAGAAACGAGTTTGTAACGAATACCACGGCGGCAATGATACAGATAAACGCCCCCCGGTATAATTGCGAGATTGTCGAAACCGCATTGGCGGGCGGCGATAGGGTACGAATTTGCGTAAAAGGCGCAAAGGAAGATTTGGACGCATTGTTTGACTATGTAAACGAAGCGGGCAAAGAATGAGAGTAAAGCAACCCGAACCGTTCGACCCAAACAGAGAATACCGCCCCGGCGAACGTTGCGTTTACCGGGGTATGGTATTGATTGCCGAGATATGGACGGCGGCGGATGCACGATTAGCCAATAATAACCCCGCAATATTTACGCAACGTTGCGTTCGCTGCAAAATCAAAAGGGAAGATTGCCCCGGAATAGGTAGGCAATGCGATAAATTCCATAGGAGCGACCGGAAAACGATTTATTGGCGTTTGTTGCGTATCGTCGGAGGATTTAAGGGCGTCGAAACATTGGAATTTAATTATAACGGAACAATTGCCGGGGTAAAGGTTGAAGCCGCCCCGGATAGTAATAACAATAAATTTTTAGAGCGATGAACAAACAAGTATTAAGCCCCTTTGATTGCGATATGTGCGCAATGATTGAGGACATTACACAACAAGAAATTAATGTTACAGCGTCCGATACGTCGATACGTTTAAGTTGGTCGCAAAATGGTAGCGAGGGAAACGATAAAGCCGAGGGACAAAGGATTGAGGCGTTAAAACAGGCAATCCGGGGACGATTGGGCGACCGTCTTATTGAGTTCTTTTATGCCGATGGTAGGCAGTCGGTTTATATGAAGTACGACCCGGAGGAATACCCGGAGGAAATGCGCACCCGTTTAGTTGACCCGGACGCCACGGCGGGAACCCGGTATTGTCGCACCTTGTTAGAGGTTGACGCAATCCAATTTAGACGGGACAATGTGGACGCCGTATTGAGATTTACCGGAGGCGGAACGGTTACGACGCCCCGCACCCCGAACGGCAAAGCAATGTTTTCTTTTCCCGATGGTAACGGCATATTCGTTGACGTGCCGGAAAGTTGGTATATTATCCGGGAATTGAACGGACGATTTACCGCCCGCCCGGAAAAGGATTTTAAACGGGAATTTGAACCCAAAGGAACCCCCGCCGAGAATTACACGGAGCAACCCGCCCGTCCGGTTGTTGCTCAAATTGCCAATCTGTTTAATGAGTTGTTCGGAACAAACATTGCGTCCCGTTGCCGGAAAATGGAGGAAGAATTTAACGAGTACAAAGCGGCGGTAAAACACGCAATGCCCGAATTTGACGACCCCAGACGCATGAACGCCGTAATTGATGAATTAGCAGACCTTAACGCCGTCGTATTTCATTCCGCCACAATATTAGGCATACCGCAACGGGATTTATTGGAAATGGCATACGACAAAGTAAAGGGACGCCAAACCGACCCGAATTATAAGCGGACGCACCCGCACGAATGTTGCGGCAATTGCGACAGCATTACAAGCGAGGACGCCAACGGGAACGGTTATTGTTACACGACCGAAAGCCCGGTTAATTGTGAGAACCCCGGTTGCAAGCAATGGCAAAAAAGACATTCCCAATTTATGAACGATAAAAAACAATAGAGCGATGATTAACAGAGAACAATTTATTAACGAGATTGCCGAGGTAGTAAACCGTAATTCAATGGAAAAGGCGTTTAATGATACCCCGGATTTTATTTTAGCCCGCATTGCGGTTGAAGCAATGGAAATGTTCACACGTGCAAGCGCACACCGGGACGATTTCCACGAATTTAGAACGGCGGACGACCGGAAATATAAAGCGATTTGCGAAAGCGAAAAGAAAGCAAAGCCCGTAAATACTTGTAAGGGTTGCCCGATTATCGACGTTTGCCCCGCCGTCCAAATGGAAAAGCAACCGGAACGTAAAAGGGAGTACAAGAAACCGGAGGCGCACAACGTCCCAAAAGAAGTGGAAGCAATGGCGGCGTTCTTTGCTGATATGTTCCCCGGTTCCGAAATACAAATCCAACGGGTCGATTTGAAAAAGAACCCCCGGAACAAATGCCGGGCAAAGAATAAACGGAAAGGAGGGCGACGCAATGAAAAATAAATGTTCGTCGGAAATTCCCAATATGCCGACCGGATGCGCCCCGGATAATCGACGCCCCGAAAAGATATGCGGAACGTGTCGATATTTCAACCCGGAATTTCCGGTAAATGGAAAGCCCGCCCCGGTATGTTTGGCAATAAAGGAAATGAAAGGGGGAACGGAATACACCAACCCCCGTGGAACGCAACATTATTTTCGTTGCTCAAATGGGAGATACGAAAACGGTATAGGACAATAGGCATAAAAGCCCCGGAAACAAAGCCGGGGTTTTGCCGTTTATGTACATGAGATAACAAAGGTTTGGCAATGCCCCGGAAAACCCGTAAATTTGCCCCGTGGTTAAAAGATAACCATTAAGACGATAAAAGTATTGAGTTAATAACAAAAGCCTCTTAAAATGGAAATTCCCCGCAAATAACTTGCAAACGAAAAACATTTATTATCTTTGCAAAAAAAAGATATGGAAGTTTGGAAAGATATATCCGGTTTTGAGAATTACCAAATATCCAATTATGGTAATGTAAAAAGCCTCAATTATGGAAGAACTGGAAAAAGTAAGTTGCTAAAGCCAACAGTAAGCGGTAAGGGCTATTTGCAGGTAAGGTTATATAAGTCCGGCAAACTAACTGCATTAATGGTACATAGATTAGTTGCAATGGAATTTATTCCAAATCCAAATAATTGGAAACAAATAAATCATAAGGACGAAAACAAGTTTAATAATAATGCCAATAATTTGGAGTGGTGCGATAATCAGTATAATAATACATATAACGGCAAACATAATAAAATTGCTAAAGCTGTAATACAACGTTCAAAAGCCGGAAACGAAATTGCCCGGTATAAATCCATAAGGGAAGCGGAAAGAAAAACGGGAATAAAAAATATAACGATTACCCGATGTTGTAAAGGAGTATATAAAACGGCGGGCGGCTATGTATGGGAGTACGATTTGACAGCAAAGGAGGTTTGACTATGAAAAAGAGAAAGAAGCCATTAGGCTATAATAAACGTTCCGAGGAACAACGAATTTACGACATTCGGTTTTGTTCCGATTTGTTTTTGCGTGGGTATTCGTACCGGGAAATTGCGGACGCATTGAACCGGGATTTGTCCGCGCGTGGAATGGGTTATACAATAACCTTTCAAATGGTTTATTACGATTTGCAACAATGCCTTATTGAGTGGAAACGGGAACGGTTGGATAATATCGACGAATACGTTACGCAGGAATTGCGCAAATTGGATAAAATGGAGCAACAAGCATGGGAGGCGTGGGAAGCGTCGAAAACCGGAAAGATGCGCACCAAAGAGAAAACCAACAAAGGGCGACCAATCAAAACCGATGCCGAGGACAGCGACCCGGAATATTACGGGTACAATGAAACCGCAACCGAAACGTCCGCCGGGAACCCCCGGTTTTTGGATTTGCTTTTGAATATCCAACAACGCCGGGCAAAGATGTTAGGGTTTGACGCACCCGTTAAAATTGAGATACCCGGATATAACGCCACGACCGACGACGATAAACCAAAGTACGACGTTAAGGCAATCCCGGACGATATGTTGTTTGCTTTGGCTGATAAATTGCAGTCCGCCGAATATCAAAAGGCATTGTTGGAGAAAGGAGGGGCGCAATAATGGCAAAGAGAATAACCGCACCCCGTCCGGGAACCAAGCAACCGGAATGGCAAACCGAGATTTGCGATACGTGCCGTTTTTCCGAATGGATAACGGACGACCATAGACACCGGGATTTAAACGGGAACCCGATTTGTTTACGTTGCCCGCATTATGAATTTTACATTGTCCGAGGTCGTCGGGCGTGTTCTAAATGGGAGAAAGGAGCAAAGCAATGAACAACGAACAATTATTGCAGATGTACGACGCAATCCGGCAACAACCGGATTTGCTTGTTAAAGCCGCCGCCCGTAAACGCCTTATCAACTTTGCCCGGTATATGCAACCGGATTTAGTATTAGAGCCGTTCCACGTCGTTTATTATACGTTGTTGGATATGTTCGCACACGGCAAAATACGAAAGATGATTGTGCAACAACCGCCCCAACATGGCAAATCGGAGGGGTCGAGCCGTAAATTACCCGCATTTATGTTGGGGTTAGACCCCGACCGCAAAATATGTATCGGTTCGTATGCGGCGACAATCGCACGGGATTTTAACCGGGACGTTCAACGAATAATCGACACGCCCCGGTATCGTGAATTATTCCCCGGCACGTACTTAAATGGGTCAAACGTCGTAACAATGGCTAATACCTATTTGCGCAATTCCGATGTTATCGAAATGGTAGGGCGTAAGGGGTCGTTGCGTGTCGTCGGTCGTGGCGGTTCGCTGACGTCTAAAACCGTGGACGTTTCGATATTGGACGACGTGTATAAGGATTACGCCGAGGGTAACAGCCCGATAGTACGGGCGGCGGCATGGAAATGGTACACAACCGTTGTTCGTACCCGTTTGCACAACGATAGCCAAGAACTTATAGTATTTACCCGATGGCACGACGACGATTTAATAGGGCGCATTGAAAAGAGCGGGGAAATAATCATTGATGTAACCCGTTGGGCTGATTTGGATAACATACCGCCGGGGGCGTGGGTGCGCATAAATTTTGAGGGATTGAAAACCGGGGAACCGACCGAGATAGACCCCCGTCCGGTTGGGGCTGCATTATGGGAGGGACGGCACAACCGTATGAAGTTGGAAGCGCAAAAGGCATTAGACCCGGTACAATTTCAATGCCTCTATCAAGGCAACCCCGGTTCCGCCGAGGGTCGATTATATCAACCGTTCAAAACGTGGGTTGAAAAATCCGATTACGGCACGTACATACGTTCCGGCGCATACATTGACGTTGCCGATGAGGGCGACGACCTTTTGTTTGGTGCAACGTATGACGTCTATAAATCCGACAACATGGTTTTCAACGAAAAGACAAAACGGATGGAACCGTTATTATTCGCCCTAATTACCGATATGGAAATGACGGACGAAAACACGGACGTAACAACCGTAACCGTCCCGGCGATGATAAACCGCAACGGCACGCAAAAAGCATGGGTTGAGAGTAACAACGGCGGGGCGGGCTTTGAAAAGGTTATCAAAAAGAAAGTCCGGGCGATTACAGACCCGTTTTATCAAGGGGGTAACAAGGAAAGCCGGATAATCACTAATTCCGCAATGGTAAACCAACATATAATTATGCCGTTCGGATGGGAAACCCGGTATAAAGCCGTTTACGACCATGTTACAACCTTTTTGCGTAATTTCGATGCGAACACGCACGACGACCCGGAGGACGGATTAACCGGGATTTACGAAAAAGAGATTGCCGACGGTAATATACAGCCATACGCACACGCCAACCGAGGCGTTAAACGTCGTAACTAACAATTTAATTGATATATGCAAGTTTATAACGGAAAAAGTTTATAACTTTGCAACGTAGAAGTAATACAGAGGGCAAAGGGACAGCCCAACGAGGTAACAAATGTAATTTTTAACGTTAAAATTTTAAGAGTATGATTACTTGTAAGTGTCCGGCGGCGGCTTCATTGCCCGATATTCCCGCCGTAAAATGCGCCGAAAGTTTCGGGCAAATCCAAAAGGTAGCGTTTCAGCGTCTAACCAAAGACGATGGAAGCAAAAACAGTTTTACGAGCGAAAAGGCAATTACTTCGCTTGCTTCATGGACGCCGTTATTGTCGGCGGATGATAGTACAAAGATTGTTGTTTCCCCGTATATCCAAGCCCCGACCAACGAAGCCGGAGCCGCCCGAACATTTGGAGGCGGTAACGAAACATTGGGAGGCGTTGAGGAAATTATAGGGCGTGAACCGAACCCGTTCACGGGCGTAATGCGTAAAATCCCCCAATCAGTAATTAAGGCAATGAAAGAATTGCAATGCGAAAGTTGGGCGGACAATTTGGGCGTTTATCTGTTTGACGAAAACGGAAGTATTGAAGCAATACAGGATGAAACGGTAAAGACAACGTATTATCCTATTCCTATCCGTTCGTTGTTCATTGGCGACAAAACGCATGGCGGATTAGAAGCCCCGGACAGCAACGCAATACAATGGGCGTTTTTGCCTAACTATTCCGACAACCTCACAATCATTGCACCGGAATTTAATCCGTTGACGGATTTAAAAGTTGCCGTTGGAGGTTGACGATATGGCGGCGAAAGTACAAAAGGTTGCGTTAATCAATGATACATTGAACGTAACCGAACAATTCGAGATTACGCACGCCGAACGTCTTTTGCGAATGCCTAATAATGGCGGTTGGAGATTGCCGGAAAATTCAGACTTTAAATTTGACAAAGACAATGGGATTGGATATAAACGAAATAAAAAAGCGGATAACGGAGCCGAAAAAGCGCAAAACGATAAATAAGGCTATTTATCACCAACAGCGCATTAATTTTCACGCCCGCACCCGTATAACGTCGTTTGACATTTGCCAACCGATTACGGATTTTATGGCATTTGTTTCTAACCTATTGCCGCATGACAAATTTAAGATGTTCAAAACATTGTTCCGTTACCCCGTTAAAACAAACGAGGTAACGGGCGTTTGTTTTGATAAGTTGAGCCGGATTTTTGACGGTCGTAACCCGGCGTTCAATTATCAATTCCAAAACCCGGAACAAAGGGACGATTGGGAATATTACCGCCAAGACGTATTACACGAACCGGAAATTTGGAGTACAAAAGGATGGGAGTTTTTCCAAACCGAAATAAATAGCGTTCTTATTGTCGATATGCCGAGCGAACAAAACCCCGCCGACAAATACCCGCAACCGTATTTCTATTGGTTGCCTATTGCATCCGTGATTGATTACAGAGCCAACCCGACGACGGGGGTAATGGATTATATCATATTTAGGCAGGACGGCGAACGTATCGCAGTAATTGACGACGAACGTTATAGAGTTTTCAGAGAGGACAAAAACCACAATATCGGCGAATTGCTGATTGATAACCCGCACGACGTCGGTTATTGTCCCGCCCGTTTCTTTTGGAATGAACCGTTGAGTTTATCGGAACCCGACGTTAAGCAATCCCCGCTAACCAAACAATTGGAGGCGTTGGATTGGTTTTTGTTTTACCATATCAGTAAGCGACATTTAGATTTGTACGGTGCATATCCGATTTATTCCGGGTATGAACAAAGTTGCGATTTCAGTAACGGCGAAAATGGCGATTATTGCGACGGTGGGTTCCTAAAAGACAAACAAGGGTTTTACAGATTGGACGCCGCCGGGCTTTTGATGCGTTGCCCCAAGTGCGGGGATAGTCGTATTAACGGCGTCGGTTCGTTCGTTGAAATACCAATACCGGACGGGGATAAACAACCCGATTTGCGTAACCCGGTGCAAATGCTAACCGTTGACCGTGGGAGTTTGGATTATAACGTTGAGGAAGAAAACCGCCTAAAGAATGACATTATTACGTCGGTTGTTGGAACCAACGAGGAAATAACCACACGGGACGCATTGAACGAGCAACAAATACAAGCGAATTTTGAGAGCCAAAGCACGGTATTAAACCGGGTAAAAAAAGGATTTGAAGCGGCGCAACAATTCGTTGATGAAACCGTTTGCCGTTTGAGGTATGGCGGTTTGTTCGTTTCTGCAAAAGTCAATTACGGCACGGAGTTCTATTTATCCAACGCAACGGAGTTACGGGAACGTTACAAAGTGGCAAAGGAAAGCGGCGCAAGCGAGGCGGAATTAGACGCACTACAAAACCAAATTATCGAAACGGAATACCGGAACAATCCAACCCAATTGCAACGTATGTTGACGTTGGCGGAATTGGAACCGTACCGACATTTGACCCGTAACGAGGTATTGGATTTGTACGACAAACAGATTATCAGCGAAAACGATATGCGTATAAAGTTGAATTTCGCTAACTTTGTACGCAGATTTGAACGTGAATATTTGAACGTGTTAGAGTTTGGGTATAATATGCCGTTCAACTCTAAGATAAATTTTATAACAAATAAATTTAATGATTACGCAAATGAACACAATGTTAAGTAGTGAGGTTTGGCAGGATATACAAGGTTATTCCGGCATATACCAAGTTAGTACATTAGGGCGTATTCGTAGTTTGAAAAAAGGGAAAATCAAATTACTAAAGCCTTATATCAACAATATGGGTTATGCTGTTTTATCTTTATATGCTAACCATAAACAAAAAACATATCATGTTCATAAATTAGTTGCTGATACATTTTTAGTTAGAATTGACGGCAAAAATTATATAGACCATATCAACGGCATTAAAACGGATAATAGAATTGATAATTTACGTTGGTGTACTCAAAGAGAGAACATTAATTTTGAATTATCAATCGCTAACCGAAAACATGCAATGCGTAAAGCGTGTGGAGTTTCTGTTAATCAATATGATTTAAGCGGTAATTATATTGCTACTTATGCGACATTAACAGATGCTCAAACGATTACAGGAATTGCGTATCAAAATATACGTGCGTGTTGTATTGGTAGATATAAAACAGCCGGAAAGTATATTTGGAAGTTTAACAAATAAATTAAAGCTATGCGAGTAAAAGTAAGCGAGGGCAAAACTAAAGACGTTGCGATTATCGACGTTACGCCCGAAAACTACATTGTCCCGGACAATGAGAAACATTTGTATCATTGCGTTATCGAAATTAAGAAATTCGACAGCGAAACGGGCAAACGGTTATCAATTCCCCGTATTCAGAAGTTCGGCAAAAAGGGTTATGAAAATAGCATTGCCGACAATCTGAAAAAGCAGGGTTACACGATTACCGTATTGCACGACCCCAACGAGTACATGAAAGCCAAAGCCGAGGCGGACGAAAAGGCAAAGGCAGAAAAAGCCAAAGCCAACGCCGAGAAAGCCGCCGCCGATGCCAAAGCGAAAGCCGAGGCGGACGCCAAAGCCCGTGCCGAGGAAAAGGCAGCATTGAAAGCCGAGATTTTGGCAGAACTGAAAGCGGCGGG